GTTAGCAAGAATCGGGCTGCCGGTATCATCATGCCGTTTGATGTGCGGTCGCGACATAAGACGTATGCGACGAAGGAAACCGATTTTGGGCTGGATTTGTTTCCGGTGAAGCCGCTTTTTTTGTTGCATATGCTGGATGGCACGTTGGAACGGCATGGACAAGTTGAAACGGTTGAGATGCGCGATGCGGGTCTGCATGCGGAGGTGGCAATTGATGCGTTCACCTACGATTTTATGCAGTCGAATCCGACCGGGTTCAGTACGGGTTCAATGCCCCATTTGGTTGAGATTGAATCAGATGGGCGTATTACGCGCTGGGTGATTGTTGAATTGTCTTATGGGCACGTGGATAACTTGGCGAATCAACCTGGGACAACAACCGCGCACATTCAAGCCTATTTTAGTGAGCAATTGCCTAAATCGACGATAGAGAGAGGAATTTGGATAATGCCACCTGAGGATACAGGATTAGAAGACACAGCAGAAGAGTCTACGGCTGTTTTGCCGCCGCCGTCAACGCCAGTTGAGGTATCAATGGGAACGGAAGTGGTGAATGTTTCCAGGGATACGGTTATTGATATGCTGGCGAAAATTGATGCGCGTTTGCAGGCGCTGGAAAGTGTACCAGAAGCGGCGACGCGGGTGCTTCCTGAGACGAAACCGGAGCCGGAGCCGAAGCCGGAGGCACCGACCTGGATTAGCGTGGGTCACAAATGGGACGGGCGGACGTTGGCGGGGATGTTATTCGAGGACGCGCTGCGGACGGCTGCCGCGTTCAAGGACCCGAATCTTCCGTACAGACGAACGAATGAATTTATGCGGAAGATTGTAGATCTGTCACGCGAGGCATGGGAATCTAATCCCGCTCCGGAGTTGATGCCTGTATTGGCTTTCGACGGGAATACCATTATTCGCGAAAAATCTGATCATCCGGTTAGTTTGCAGGCGTATAGCGAATTAACTGAGATGGTGCCATATTTGATGGCTGATGAAGCCATGCGGGTTGATTTTACGTCTTACGGTCTTGAACTTGTGCCGACGTTGTGGGGTAGTGTGATGTACCATTACATGCGGTCGGCCTCGCGGGTGTTTGGTCTGTTCCAGGCGTTTCACCCACCGTCTTACCCGTCGTGGAGCTGGCCTGTAATTACTGACGGTCCGACGTATCGGCGTGTGTTGGAAATCAAGGACGAGTCGCAACTAACGCCGGGTTCTTCGCCTATTCCGTCTTCAAAGCTGGGTACGGGAAAAGTTACATTCACGGCGGGTGGTATTGGTGCGCGGACGGTAGTGAGTGAGCAATTGCTGCGCGGTTCTGCGCCCGATTTCATGGAAGCGGCTATGATGGAATTTGTTTTGGAGTGTGCGGCGCAAACTGACTGGGTGTTGATGAACGGCGACGAAACCAACACGGCGGCTAACATTAGCCATGTGGGGACTATTCCAGCTGGAACGGCCTATGATAAAGTGCTGGTGATTGACGGATTGCGTATGATTACCGATGGGACCACAGATGACCAAGCGGAGGCGACAATTGCAGTGACGACTCCTGCCGTTGGGCGTAAGTTGATGGGTACACGGGGTGTGATTGGCTCTGATTTCGACAATTTGGCGATGATTATGTGTCCGGAATCTGCCGAAAAATTCAGCGCATTGACTAACTTCCAGTCTAATGCTGATGTTGGGGCGGGTCAAAACACCTTGCTGACTGGTCAGATTGGCCAGTGTTCCGGTGTTCCTATCGTGCCTTCAATGGCCGTAGAATTAGGCGATGCCAACGGCGATTACGAGGATACTCACGCGGCTGGAACGGTGGGGCAAATTGTTTTCGTCCATCGTAAGATCGTCAAGGTAGCGATGTTCCAGGAGCCACGCTTTGACGTTGAGTTTTACAGATCGCCGCGCGCGTTTGAAATAACGTCAACGGTCGAGTTGGATATACAGCAATTGGAAACAGGCGGCGTTGCTCGTCTGTTTAACAATACGGTATAGGAGGTTGAGTGAATGGCGATAACAACGAGACTACGTGAAACGGTCGGCAATTATGCGCTTTGCGCGATTACCGGATTTGTGGAGTTGGAGGCGGCGATTGCTGCAACAACGATCATCCGACATTCATCCACGATTGCTGATGCTGCTGGGGACCCTGTCATGCCGTATCCTGGCGTTATTGTTGGGATGTCGGGCGCGTGCGAGGCGGGGTCTAATTTTACGGTGCAGGTGACCGTTAATGGGACTCCTGATACAGGCGTTACGATGACAGTGAACGCTGCGGCGGTATACGAATCTTTCGAACCGTCTGATTATGTGGAATTCGCGGCGGGGCAAACGGTTGGGATGTACTGTGTCGCTGACACGACATCAAAGGATTTCGAAGGGATTGTCTGGGTCCTTTTCGACATGAACGCGGAGTAAATAAATGGCTTATCCTACATTGGCGCAATGCAAAGCGTTTATGGGTGTGGCTGGGGCTGGGGACGATATTCCGATCGCTCAGATTCTAGCTGCGGTTGTGGAGCAAGTGGAACAATATTGCGCCCGTGTGTTTGTGGCTGGGGCGGCGACGCATACTTACCCTGTGTCGTCGCCCTGGGTATCTCGGGACCTGCTGACGTTGTATCTGTTTCGTGACTTGGTCAGTGTTACCACATTAACGAATGGGGACGGCGTCGTGATTGCTGCGGCTAATTATGATCTGCGTGATGATGAACCTTATCATAAGATCGTGTTACGTGAGGGTTTGGGTTATCGGTGGGCGTCTGACGGTTTGAGTACACCTATAACGGTCCTGGGTAGTTGGGGTTATTCTGCGGCGTGTCCGGCTGATATATTTTTAGCAATCATGGAATTGGTAGGGACCTCTTACCGGGGTTTGTCTGATGGGTCTGGGACTCAATTGACGGCTAAAGGTGCGATAATTGATAAATCAACTTGGCCGAAACGGATTTTGCGTGTATTGGATTTGAAAGCGCGTAAGTAATGGGTTATGTCGCGGCGGTGGCACGGTTGGCGGTGTTGTCGGTGACCGGTGTGAACCATAATTACATTGCAGTAAATCAACCTCCCGCAGAAGCTGACTTACCTGTGTTGCTTATACAGGACGCAACACAGCCATTTGTAGAGGGTTTTGCATCCTGGGACGTGGCGATGAATGCGGGGCGATTTGGGGCATTTGTCGATCATCTGTTGTTGATTTCTGGGGCAGAGGTTGGCATGGTGACAGAGCGACAAACGGCAATCAATTTGTATGTGGACCGTTATTTGACTGCTATCAACGGGGATATGATGCTAAATGACAATTTGACGAAACCTTTGACGTTGGTGGTTGCGCGTCGTGGGGTTATCGTGGTTGGATTGGCGCGATATTCTGGGATTCAGTTTCGGCATTTTTGGGAGATTAATATAACCTAATGCCTGCGGTTGTGTGGAAATTTTACATTGACACTAACGACGATACTGATTATTTGGATACTGGGGAAGACCTCTCTAATTCTATTGTTTCTATGACTTGGCGCTTGGGTATGACTGAGCCTAATCAACACGTGGCGCCACTATCTTTTGCTGATGTTGAGGTTAGTAATTTGGCGGGGGTGTTGACGTTTTCAGATTATATAGATCACCGTGCAATTATACAATCCGTGTGTGGTGGAACTACTCGGACGCATTTCACAGGCATTGTAAGGGAAATAACTGCTGTAGGTGAGATGAATGTGGCTACATTTCATCTGACGGGCTTAGAGGCGCCACTTTTTGAGCAATCGGTGCAATTGCCGATTTTTTTGGATACAAGCGCCGACGTTATTATACAGGCTGCAATTGATGCTTGTGATTTTCGTTTGGCAAAATTATTTCAAGTACTTCGGTTGGATATGGTTGGGCATTGTGAATTGGGCAATTTGCTGGGGGATGATACGATTACAACGGGGCTTGAGGTGGGCGCTTCGGTTTTCCCATATGCTGGTGATAAATGGGACGCTATGAATGCAATAGAGGTCATACAAGAGGCTGCCGTGTCAGATTCGGGTTTTTTCTATACGGCACGTGACGGGGAAATGACTTATATCAACCGTAGGACACTTCAGGAGGCCAGTGGGACCGCTACAGGTATCACCCTAATCGTGACGGCTATGCGTGCCGTATACGGCGGATCTCGCAATTCTGTACAAGTGCGATGGAATAGTCGTTTTGTAGGGGCGGCGGGGTCGGTGCTGTATGAAATTACTGAGCCATTTGTAT